ACTCTGCCTATATACAAAACGTACCCACTCTATTAAAGCTTAAAGGAGGACCCAATGGTCAGACTTTAAATGTGCAACCGACTGAGATTGTGGAAATGGAAGGAGGAGCATTAATTGATGACGTACGTAAATTAGCGATGCCTCTGCCGTTTGCAGGACCTAGCCAGACTCTATTTCAATTACTAGGCTTTTTAGTAAACGCTGGTAAAGGTGTTGTTCAGACTTCTTTTGAAAAGTTTGCTGATCAGAATCCTAACGCTCCGGTTGGAACAACCATGGCTATTATTGAACAAGGAATGGTAGTGTTCAGCTCTATACATTCTAGACTTCATGCAGCGATGGCTAGGAGCTTTAATATTATCCACCGCATCAATAGCATGTACTATACTCAAGAAGAGCTCGATGCTCTTGACGCAGGTTTAACCATAGCAGCTGAAGATTTCGCAGGACCTTCTGACGTAGTTCCTATCAGCAATCCTGCAATATTCAGTGAGGCTCAAAGATTTGCTCAGATTCAAGCTATAATGAATAGAGCTAAAGAAATGCCTCAGATGTATGATCAACGAGCTGTGGAAGAAATGTTCTTAAGGACATTAAAAGTTCCAGGAGCAGAGGTGTTGAACCAACTACCTGGAACCGAAGACAGAGATCCAGTGAGTGAAAATGTTGCAGTAGCTATGGGGCAAGGCATATATGTTTTACCTCAACAAGATCACATAGCGCATTTAGAAGTTCATTTACCATTCTTAAAATCTCCCTTATTTGGAAGCAATCCAGCTATCACTCCTACCATGTTATATCCCATGGCTATGCATTTAAAAGACCATCTATTGAATTATTATTTAGTAGAAGCGCATGACGCAGTTGATAAAGCTCAGAGTAAAGGTGTTATAAAAGACGACGCACCTCAACAAGTGGAAGTTATTTTACGAGTGCAGAAGTTTATAGAGCAGACCTTAGCGGGATTCGGTACAGAACTTGCTGAGTTAAATGCAGCTGCTGAACAATTTAAACCTCAAGACCCTGCCCAGAAAGATCCTACTATGCAAATAGCTCAAATGAGCGCTCAAATAAAACAGAATGAGCTAGCTCAGAGAGCAGAGATGGACAATGCTAAACTTCAACTTGATAATATCAAGTTAGAAACTCAGTCGAGTCTACAACAGCAGAAACTTGCTCAAGATGCTGAGATTGAGAAAATGAAAATGGGAGCAAAAGAAAGGGAGCTTCGAGAAAAAGTTGAAAAAGAGAACCTACAGCAGTTGGCTGAAACTGAAAGAACTAACATTAGAGAGATGTCAGAAACTGATAGGCTGCTCACCAGAGAGAAAGGTGATGATCGTCGTAAAGCGGCAGATCTTGAAGCACGCGAACGTATGAACGATGCTGACAATCGTACAGCTAAAGAATTAGCTGAGATGGAAATGGAAAACGATGAGAAAACTTCCTTCACCAGTGGTGGTGGAATTAACCCTAATCCCTAATCGTTCGTTCTATTAAGAAATAGACCGAACGAACGATTGGTAATTTGAAGGAGAAATATCACGATATGGCATTTTTACAGAGCAACATACCTTACTTCAAATGTTGGGTTAGACGCGAGTATACACATAATCATGAGAAATATCATGGTGAGTTTTTACACGCGATGGCAGTTGCTGTCACCACCATGCCTGAGAGATGTTTGAGCTTCCAAGTAATTTTTACGGGAGCTGAAACCTATGACAATGATGAAACTAATGTTCATGGCGGAGCTATGTGGGCTAGAATGCCTATAACAGCTCTTGTGGCAGACACGGCAGTTGAAGAATGGGCGGATCCGATGAGTGTGCATAATGCTCAGCCTTGGGATTGCGCATCTAGAACTCATAGCGTGTATAAACTTGATAGATGCTCGCCATCACCGTGGTTGGCTAAAATTGAAGGTGAGTTTTATCCCGCTAAATATATGTTCACTGTTGATTACACAGACAGCGAAATAGCAGACGATCCTGCCCAACACAAACAGTCTCATGTTTTGGAATTACTAGATGCTGGTAATTGGACAGGTAATATAGTGGCTCTACCTAACAATAGAGTCAGAGTCACCTCCCCAGCTTGGTTTGAAGCAGGTGAAGGAGCACCAGACTTCCGTCCTTCTCAGTGGGCACACCACAGTAAAACGGATTTAGACTACGTTCTTGATGTGAATCAAGTTTTCAATAATTTATATGCGGAGAATGAAAATGAAGAGTAAAAGTTCTTTTCCTGATTTAACAGGAGACGGTAAAGTTACTAGGAAAGATATATTAAAAGGAAGAAATGTTGAAGGTTTTAAAGAAGGTGGGAGCATAAATATGAATTCTGCTGATATTCCTCAACGCAAACGAATGGCTATGGGTGCCAGTGTTAATGGTATGTCTTTGCCAACTAATAAAATGCCGAAAGGAGGCTAAATCATGGCTAAACAAGGTCTTTATTCGAATATTCACGACAAACAGGCTCGTGTGGCAGCTGGGGCGATTGACCCAGATACTGGTAAAAAGGAAAAAATGCGTAAAAAAGGTGCAAAAGGTGCTCCGTCGGCTGGTGATTTTAAAGATGCAGCTAAAACAGCTAAGAAAGCTGAAGGTGGGCACATAAATCAACATAAACGTATGGCTATGGGGGAGACTATACTCTAAATGCAATTAAATAATAAGTTATTGAGTCAGCTGAAAGATCGGCAGACTGAATTTTCAGTTGAGGCTTTAAAAAAGCCACAAACTCGTGATATTTTTGAGTACGGATATCTCGTGGGAACGGTAGCAGGGTTAGAAGAAGCTATCAATGTGCTTTTAAACTTAATAGATGAGGAGAAACATAGTGACAACGACATCTGAGGAAGCGATAAAAGAGGCATTTCCGGAAGTAGATCCTGGAATACAGCCTTTTGGTAGCCGTGTCCTGGTTCAAATTAGAACTGCTAAAAGTAAAACAGCAGGCGGTATAATCTTAACTACTGACACCACTGATACTGAAAAATGGAATACTCAAGTAGCCAAGGTTATATGTAAAGGTCCTCTGGCTTTTAAAAATCGTAATACGATGGATAGCTGGCCAGAAGGAGATTGGTGTAACGAAGGAGAATTCGTTCGTGTGGCCAAATATGGCGGTGACCGATGGGAAGTTCCAGTAGAAGGTAAAGACCCAGCAATGTTTGTGATATTCAATGATTTAGATATAATTGGAAGAGTCACAGGGGATCCGTTAAAAATAAAAGCATTTATCTGATAAAGGAGATGAGTAATGGCTGAAGAAAATGTAATGGTTGAAGTTGACGAAGAAGAGAAAGTAACTTCTGAAGAAGAAATTGTAGTGGTTGAAGAGCCACCTGAAGAAGAACCTGAAAAAGAAGACGAAAAACCTGAAGCTACTGCAGAATCGGATCAAGTAGACGAGGAAAGAGAAGCTATAAGGGAACGTCGTCGTAAAGAAAAACAGGAGCGTAAAGAAAGACGCGAAACTGCTATTAAAAGGGACAAAACTGAACTTGATTTTCTACGTTCAAGGAATGATGACCTAGAAAGACGATTGACTGTTCAAGAAAAAAGAGCGCAGCAATCTGAAGTTGTCAGTATTGAACAGCAAATAGCTCAGGCTAATAAAGAAGCTCAAATGGCTGACAGAGTTATTGCTAAAGCTGTGGAAAATAATAATGGTGAAGATGTAGCTAAAGCCATGAAGTATCGCGATCAGGCGATAGCTAAAGTTAACCAATTAGCGCAAGCTAAACATCAAGCGTCTCAACCTACCCCAGCGCCAGCTGTAGATGAAAGAACAATGCATTATGCTCAAGAGTTTATGAAAGAAAACCCTTGGTATGATGCACAGGGTAGAGATGAAGACTCTGCCATTGTAATGGCGATTGACCAAGCTCTTTCTAAAGATGGATATAACCCGCAAACCGAAGAGTATTGGGATGAATTAAGGCAAAGGGCGGCGAGGCGTCTACCTGAAAGGTTTGATGAGGATGATTATGATCCTCCAAAGAAATCTTCAAGAAAACCTAGAGGAGGTCCCAAAGTAGGTTCCGGTAAAGAACACGCACCTACTTCTACCCGTAAAGAAGTTTATATTAGCCCAGAAAGAAAAGCTGCGCTAGTAGAGGCTGGGGTATGGGACGACCCTGTTTTACGTATGCGGTACGTTAAAAGATACGCTGCGTATGACAAGCAAAATTCATGATGAAAGAAAGAGCTTTACTTTTTCATTATTTAAAACTATAGTGAGCGATAATCGCTGAAAGGAGCGAGTGATGACAGACGAACGATTAAAGAAATCTGCAGACGAAGGACGTGCCAACCGTGCGATGGTAGACCGTAATACCACAGAAAATCGGGAGGTTACAGAGGACGAGCGGGTAGAAATGTTCCGTCAAAATTTATTTCAGTCCAGTTTACCGGATTTACCAGATATACCTGGCTGGCACATGTGCTGGCTAACTACGACTAATCCTCGTGATTCAATACAGCAACGTATCCGTTTAGGGTATGAACCAGTCAAACCAGAAGATGTTCCTGGATGGGAATATGCTTCAATTAAGACAGGTGAATGGCAAGGATTCATTGGGATTAATGAGATGCTAGCTTTTAAGCTGCCGATGTCTCTTTACGAAAAATTCATGATGGAAGCGCATCACGATGCACCTCTACGTGAAGAAGGTAAATTGACAGAAACAGCTGACTTCTTAGAAGATCAAGCAAAGGCATCAGGTAGTCGCATTGAGCAGGGCGATGGTAATAAGGGATTGGCAGAAGAAAGGCAGGGTCAATTTGATCTTGTCTGACGTGCAACAATCTATTAACCAAGGAGCTACTTATGTCAGCGACAAGTGCACCATTTGGTTTTCGTCCATCCTACCACAATAGTGGTCGTATTACGGCGAAAGCCTATGTAATAGCCTCTGGATATGCACAAAACATATTCCAGGGCGATCCAGTCAAATTGACTGATGCAGGCACCATTCAGCTTGCGACATCAGACGGTACTCGTTCAGGTACAACAGATGGTATCAAATTGTTGGGAATCTTAGCAGGTTGTCAATATATTGGATCAACTGGCCGTCCTGAACTTTCACCTTACTGGCCAGCTAGTACTGCAGGTACAGATATAATCGCATGGGTTTATGATGACCCTGAGACTATATATGATGTCATGTATACTAATCCTTCCTCTGGTACGACTGTGCAAACTGCAGTCGGTGAGCAATGTGATTGGACTGTAGCAAGTCCTGGAGGTTCTACTTCGGTAGGTCTTTCAACTACATCACTAACTGCTATCCAGGCAACTTCAGCTCAATTCCAAATCACCGGAATTGCGGGTGGGGTTGATAATGCTTTAACAGACGCTTATGTTACTGTCACTGTTCGTATTAACGAATCACAGTACAAAGCTGCTGTCAACTCAGTATAAGGGGGGACTAGACTATGGCTACTCCAATGCGTAGTACAGACTTCCGATCGGTCGTTGAACCAATTCTCAACGAAGTGTTTGACGGAGTCTATGAACAGCGTGCAGATGAATGGAAGGCGGTTTTCCGCGAGCAAAAAGGTATTCCACGTAACTACCATGAAGAACCAGTTCTTTATGGTTTTGGTGCAGCACCTGAACTTCCAGACGGCATGGCTGTAACTTATCAATCAGGCGGTATCTTATTTGTTCAGCGTTACCTCTACCACGTCTACGGTCTGGCTTTTGCCTTGACTAAAGTCTTGGTTGAAGACGGTGATCACATTCGTATCGGTCAGACTTACGCTAAACACTTAGCTCAGTCATTGATTGAAACCAAAGAGACTTTAACAGCTAATATTATGAACCGAGCTTTCAACGCTACCTATACAGGAGGTGACGGTGTTTCTCTAAGCAGCAACGCTCACCCGATTGTTAATGGTACTTTCAGCAATGTTCTTACTAATGCGGCTGCATTGTCTCAAACGTCCCTAGAGCAGATGCTCATCCAGATTCGTAATGCTGTTGACAACAACGGTAAGCGTATCCGCTTGACTCCTACTCAAATTGTAACTGGTCCTAGTAATGTTTTCCAAGCGGAAACACTATTGAAATCAGTTCTTAAAACAGGAACGGCTGATAACGACATTAACCCTGTTAAGTCTATGGGCTTGCTGGGTGATGGTCAAGCTAACCTTTCACGTATTACATCTAATACTGCTTGGTGGGTTCAAACAGATGCTCCAGAGGGTCTTAAGCTCCTCATGCGTCGTGGTTTGGAGAAATCAATGGAAGGTGATTTTGCAACGGATTCTATGCGTTACAAAGCAACAGAACGTTATACGGTAGGCTGGACAGATCCTCGGGCTGTGTTCGGTACACCAGGAGTATAACATTGATGAAGATCCTCACCTCAAATTTTTCTAGAGGTGGGGGTCTATTTTTTGGAGATTAAATTTTGTATCTGACAGTGCTCCAACTGACGACATGCAGACAGATGCAAACAACTCGCATGTGAGGAAATAAAAATGAGTTCTACTACTTTTTCAGGTCCTATTAAGGCTGGCGGTATCCAAGCTACTACGGGAACGGACATTGGCGTTAATGTTGCTAATGTTGGTTCGGTAGTTATGGGTCAATCCGCAAAACCAAATATCACTGGTGCAAGTCAACTTAATCAACGTATGGCAGTTGTACCTGCTAATTCTCAAATTGTTGACGTGATTGTGAATGTTACTACTGTTGGTAACGATTCTGGCGCAGCTACTATTTCGGTAGGAACTGCAGCAGATCCTAACGCATTCCTAGATGCTGTTAATACCAAAGCTCTTGGCACAACTCATGGAACTTTAGATACTGAAGCTACTAACGTAGGTTCTACTGATTTAGAAGTTCTAGCAGATTTTACTGGAGCCACTGGTGACGGTACTACAGGAGTTGCAACAGTTACGGTAATGTATCTTCAAAACAATAACCTCTCTTAATGGAGATACACCATGGCTGATGCAGTAACGACTCAAGTTCTACAGGACGGTGAGCATTTATACGTAGCTAAGTTTACGAATATATCTGACGGTGCTGGCGAAAGCAAAGTCACCAAAGTTGATGTGTCTGCATTGAACCCTAATTCTCATGGTTTAGCGTGTATTGGGATTAAAATTTCAAAATTGTACGCTCAAACAGATGACATGGGTGTAGACATTTACTGGGTTGGTGATCCTACTCCAGCAAACGATGCTCTTTGCGTCACATTACCGAAAGGTCAATTATATGACATCCCTTATGAACCTGCGTTACCTTATAATGGTACAGGGGATATGGGAACTAACGCTGCTGGAGATATAGCCTTCAGCACTAGGGATGCTTCCGCTGGAGACACTTACACCGTTTTACTTTACGGTATAAAAGTATACGCAGAAGCGCAACCAGGAGATCAACCATGACAATAAAATATGTTAAGGATTTTGATTTTCCCTCTGATTTCGGATTCACAAAATCATCAAAACCAGTAAAAATGTCCAGAGGTGGAAGTCGAAGCGGAATGAAAAATATCCGTGATGAAGAAGCTCGGGTTATTGGTGTTCAAGATGATGCTGCTGATGAAATGAAAAGAGTTAGAGCAAGAACTTCTAACGATTATCAAGAGCGCAGAGATAAAAAACAGCAGATGAATAGGGTTGCCTCTAGAGAAAAGAATGCTCGTGATGAAATGCGCAGACTTAGGGGCGAAGCTGAAAAAGAAATTAAAGCTGGCTTCTATGCAGCAGAAGGTGGTTCTAAAAAAGATTGGATTAAAGGTGCTGTAAAAAAGCCAGGAGCTCTTAGGGATTACATGGATGTTCCTAAGGGCGAAAATATACCTAAAGGTGCTTTAAATAAAGTGGCTGCGGGTAATCCTGCTAAAGCTGGGGGTCCTAAGCCTTCTGCTAAAACTCAGCAGCGAGCACGTCTCGCTAAGACTTTTTCTAAAATGAAATAAGGAGGCTCAGATATGGGTATGAAATCAAAAGGGTATAAAAAGGGTGGCATGAAGACCAAAGGCTATTCTAAAGGTGGTATGAAATCTAAAGGTTATGCCAAAGGTGGACGAAAACAAAATTCAAACGACCGATTAGATGAATCATTAGGTATGCGGGATGGTAAAGAGTCGACTAAGACTCAATCTTATAAGTCTCGTCGTGATGAGAGTAGGGGAGCGTCTAACCCTCTATCTGGATTCAAAAACATGGGTACTATGAAAAATAACTGGGGGTAAACCAGTTTAAATTAGGGGGTCTGCTGTATCAGCAACCAATAATAAAATAATGAGGTTGATATGGCTTATTCTGGCAACATTGCTGTCAAGACGTTTAATGCCCTGAAAGTAGTTGATCATGCTTTCAGACGATGTCGTATGCCTGCGCAAGCCATTACTTCTGAAATGCAGGAATACGCATTAGATTCATTGTCTTTCTTTTTAGATGAGTTAGCAAATATAAAAGCACCCAGCTGGTGTATAGAAAAACAACTTCTCCCTTTTTACGAAAATAACCCTATATCTACTTTGCCTAAGGGTACTATTGACGTATTGAATTTAAACTTAATGACTCTTCAAGAATTAAGTGGAACAGTGACGTCGTTAAATACCTCTTATACAGTTAATTTCACTTCACCCACCATAGTAAATTTTATTGGAGTTAAATGGTCTGCTACGGCAACTCCATTGACTTTTCAAACGAGTCCTGATAATGTCACATGGACTACAGTAGGCACTTCTGACAGCAAAAATTTAACCACTGCAGCTCTAGCCACCGCAGGTGATATTGTTTGGAGTGAAATAGATGGGGCTCTATCAAAGCAGTATTTTAGAATAATACCCACTGATGGTGCAACCACCATAGCATATACTAATATAACTTTGGGTAACATGCCTTCATCAATACCCATGGGCGTGTTAAGCAGAGACAATTACGTTAATCAAAGTAATTTAACTTTTTCTGGAAGACCCACGAGCTTTTATTATCAGCGTAATCTTGCTCAACCAGTGGTTAATTTATGGCCAGCTCCAGATTCAGCATCTGAAAAATATGTGATGACGCTGTGGAGACATCGTCAAATAATGGATACTGACAATTTACAACAAGAAATAGAAATACCTGACAGATGGTTAGAAGCCATAGTAAATGGCCTAGCTGCCAGAGTATGTATGGAAACTCCTGCAGCGACTGCAGATCTGGTACCTATATTAGAAGCGAGAGCTGAAAGAAGCATTCAGAGGGCATGGGATGGAGATAATGATGGTTCTCCAATACAAATTAATCCTGGTATAGGAGTTTATACGGCATGAGCTTGTACCTAGATCCCACAGGGCAAACTACTTTTGGTATAGGTATTTGTGCGCGATGCTCTAAAAAGTTCTTTTTAGCTGAGCTGCACCCTGATCCTAATTTTCCGGGTTTAATGGTGTGCGAAGCAGATAAAGATGACTACGATCCTTATTTATTGCCTCCTAGAAGACCTGACCAAATTGTACTACCATTTAATCGCCCCGATACGAATATAGATACTCATCCCGCTGGTCTTATTCAAGAAGCTGGTGATGAATTTATTATTCAAGAAGACGGCGACAAATATTTGGAGATTGAATAATGTCTGATGTGCCAAGTAATTTAATACCTAGTAGGGTAACGCAGCTCCCAACTGCCCCAGTAGCGTCTCCTGATGGACTTTTATTGTTCACATACCAAGGAGTGAGTTATCAGGTTCGCGCTGGGGATCTTCTTCAAGTTAGTGGAGTTCCTACGACTCGGCAAGTTATAGCAGGGACAGGTATGACTGGAGGCGGTCAGCTTACTTCAGACGTTACTTTAAGCATCGCTAATAATGGGGTAGGAACAGCTCAACTTGCCTCCTCAGGAGCTACTCCAGGGACTTACGGTGATGGTGACAACATACCTGTTGTTACGGTAGATGAAACTGGAAGAATAACTGCGGTCACTGAAGTAGCATCTTCAGGATCAGGTACTGTTCCAGTTACACGCCAAGTTATAGCTGGTGACGGACTTTTAGGAGGCGGTAGCCTAGGTAATAATGTAACTCTAAGCGCAGATTTTGAAGACAATGTACCGCTTGTAACGACCACTGGAGGATCGGCAGGTACATCTACTGAGCTTTCTAGAGGAGACCATAGGCATCCTCCAGTGAATTTGGCGAATCAAGATGAAATAGACGGAGTGCTCCCTATTGACCAAGGAGGTACGGGTAGGTCTAATTCGTCTTCTCCTGGATCGATTGCCTATGGAGGTGGTAATGACATAGCTTTAGGACCTGCTGGCATATCTGGACAAGTTCTAATATCTGGAGGAACAGGAGCCTATACCTGGGGATCAGCTCTAATTCAAACTGATCAACCTCCGAATGTGTTCTATGGTGGCCCTGTTTCAGGAGCTGCAGCGCCAACTGGTTTTAGAGCGTTAGTTAATGATGACCTACCCACCTCTGGAGTAACTCCTGGAACCTATGGCTCTTCATCAACCATACCTGCAATCACTGTGGACAACAAAGGTGTTGTAACTTCAGTAACTAACACTTCATTTCAGACAGGTTTAGCTTTTCAAGGAACTTGGAATGCCTCAACAAATTCTCCTACGCTAACTTCAAGTACGGGTACAGCTGGGCATTATTACATTGTAAATGTTGCAGGAACGACCAATCTTGACGGTATAACAGACTGGCAAATTGGTGACTGGGCTGTTTTCAGCAGTACGGGTGTTTGGCAAAAAATTGACCAATCTAATACTGTGACTTCTGTAAACGGTCAAGTTGGGGCTGTAACATTAACCGCAAGCAACGTAGGTGCTGCAGCAACTGACGGAACTGGAGCTACTGGAACTTGGGGTATTTCAATAACTGGAAATGCTGCCACAGCGGCTAAAGCAACCAATGTTGCTGGAGGAGCTTCAAATAAAATTGTATTTAATACTGGGGCTGATACTACAGATTTCATAGCTGCTCCTGCTGCTTCAAATAGATTCTTGAAATGGAATGGTAGCGCATTTGAATGGGCTTCTGCAGTGGTGACAGCTGTTAGTGCTTTCAGTGCAGGCACTACGGGCTTTACGCCAAACAGTTTGAGCACTGGCGATGTAACTCTTTCTGGAACATTAACCCCAGCGCATGGAGGTACAGGGTTGACATCACCAGGAACATCTGGTAATGTTTTAACTAGTAATGGTTCAGGGTGGGTGTCACAAGCTCCAGCGCAAGGGGTAACAACTGATGATGTTATAGCTTTAGCTGTAGCATTGGGGTAAGGAGATAAAATGGCGAATACGTTTACAAGAAAAGTTTCTAGAGACATCGGCACTGCATTAACTGCAATAGGCTCTTATGTCGTAGGATCTTCAACTCAAACTACTGTAATTGGTTTAACAGTGGCCAATACTAGTGCGTCACCAGTGAATATTGACGTCACGTTAAATGACGGTGCGAATGACACATATGTTGTAAAAGACGCTCCGGTTCCAGTAGGAGGTGCGTTAGTCCCCATAGGCGGTAATCAAAAAATTGTATTGATCACTGGAGATTCAATAAAAGTTAATTCAAGTGCAGCGAGTTCCGTAGATGCCGTGCTCTCAATATTGGAGATAACCTAATGTCTGATCCATATATTGGTAATACACCAACAAACGTACCGTTAACTTCCGATCAATTAGCCGACGGTATTGTCACTACTGCTAAATTAGCCTCCCCCATTGCGCCAACAATCGTAGGAGGTACGATTAATAATACTCCGATAGGGGCGTCAACCGCTAATACGGGTGTCTTTACCACAGTAACCGCAACATCAGGGATTTCAGGAGGTACATTCTAATGCCACAAACAGGTTATACACCAATACAATTATATCGATCAGCGACTGCTTCAGCAACTCCATCAGCGAGTGACTTGCAAGACGGTGAATTAGCGATTAATACCAACGATGGTAAATTATTTTATAAAAATTCAGGAGGAAGCGTTGCCGTCTTGGCTGACGGTGCACTCCCAGGAACAGGCACTGTAACTTCGGTTGGTGGTGCAGGTACGGTTAATGGTATCAGTTTGAGCGGTACTGTGACCACATCAGGTAATTTGACCCTTGGAGGTGCGTTAACAGGTGTTAATTTAACCTCACAAGTCACGGGAACATTACCTATCGCTAACGGTGGTACAGGCACTACGGCGACAACATTTGCAAATTTAACAACTAACGTCGCAGGAACACTTCCTATAGCTAATGGCGGTACTAATTTAACTGCAGTAGGTACGGCAGGACAGGTGTTAACTGTTAACAGTGGTGCGAATGGGCTTGAATACACAACCCCATCTGCAGGGGTATCAACAGGAAAATCAATCGCTATGTCGATGATTTTTGGATTCTAGGAGAAAAACATGGCAAACCCAAATATCGTAGCCGTAACGAGTATATACGGAAAAACAACTTATTTAACCCCAAGCGGCACTTCTTCGGTAGTTCTTTTACCGAATGCTTCTGGAAGTGGCAAAGTTTTTAAAATTAACCAAATTATAGCTGCCAATAAAAATGGTAGCGCAGCTGTTAACTGCACTGTTGATATTTACACTAATGGGGCGGTTGCACAGGGTTCAGCTCCAAGTGGAGGGACAGCTTACCCAGTCGCTTCTACTATTTCAGTTCCTGCAGATGCTTCCCTTATCGTTTCAGATAAAACTACGTCAATCTATTTAGAAGAAGATAGCAGTATAGCGGTGACAAGCGGAACAGCCAGTGGTATTACTTATAGCATAAGCTATGAAGAAATTTCTGCTTGATAGAGGATAAATCATGTCGGTAAGTGATAGATTAGGTGGTTTTATATTTCCTGGATACGATCCAACTAAAGTTGCTAATGCCCCTACTTTAAGTTCAGTAACTACAGTAAATGGCGATGCTCAATTAGCATTTACTGCCCCTGCTGACACTGGAGGCGGTGCCATTACTAGCTATATGGGATTGGCAAGAAATACCTCCACAGGTGCGTATATTACAGGAACATCTACATCTTCACCCGTAACCTTATCTAGCACTGGTTACGGCACCGAATATGAATTTTCTGTAGTAGCTGTAAATGCCTATGGTCCTAGTGTAGAGAGTAACTCAATTACAGATACTCCCGTAAACATCGGTCAACAGGCTTATACTACTTCAGGTTCATATAGCTGGGTTTGTCCTGCAGGAGTAACTTCTGTTTCTGTAGTTGCAGTTGGCG